TTTAACAATTTCAACTAATGGAGCTGGTATAGCGTTGGTGTACTATGACAGTGACAATGGTTGGTTATTAAAGTATAACGATTAATATGGCTAACTTACAAGATATAGTAAACAGAAGTGAAGTAGGGGCTATTAAGCCTTGGACAAAAGCAACAGCTCCAGCTGGGTATTTATTATGTGACGGGACGGCTGTATCAAGAACTACCTATGCAGATTTATTCGCTGTAGTTTCTACAACGTATGGTGTAGGTGATGGTTCTACAACGTTCAACGTTCCTAACCTTCAAGGCAAAATGCCACAAGGGTATGATGGAAATACTTATAACTTAGCAGGTACTGGCGGTGCAAATACCATTACAGTAGCTGTTACTAATAACCAAGCTGCAACAAATACTAACAACCAAGCTGTTACAGTTACAGGAAGTATTTCTAATACGTCTTTGACAGAAGCTCAACTAGCATCACATGCACATAATATTGCGAATTTAAATATTAATCCTGGGCCTACTGGTGGTACAAAAGGGGTTTCACAAGATGGTAGTAATAACGCAGGTAGCAATAATATAAACCTCAATAACACTGGATCAGGAACAGGTCACAATCATTCTCATACTTTAGCAGGAACATTGACTGGTAATATTACAACAAGTTTAACTGGATCTGTTACAGCAGCAGGTACAAATTCATTCTCACCTTTTGTGGTGGTTAATTATATTATAAAGCATTAGGAGATTTAGATGGCAACACAAATAGTAATAGCAAACGACAGTTATATAAAAATAGATGATTCTTTTCATATGGAGTGGGCTGATAAAGGCAATGCATGGCAAGCAGGATGGATGCCAAACACAATTCACGTTGTAATTTGGAATGCTCTACCTGGACAAAATGAAATTCAAAGCAAAGATCCTTCTACTGGAATGATGACAGGTAATACTGATTTAAATGCTACCAGTGATGCTGTTGGATCAACAACTATAGCTGCTTTACTTACTTGGGCAGAAACAAGAAAAAGTCAGATTCAAACTGCACAAACAGCTTATGATAACGCTGCTGCTGATGACATTATAAATAGCACCACAAATACTCATGGCAAAACTTGGAGAGATTACGACTCTAATTATTCGTAAAATATACCTCTTACTTGTAATACTTTTCTTTTTTTAGGACCTATAATAGAACTTACTTTATGCTCTATACCATTTTTTATTGTCATAAGAGAATTTGGTGTGGGTTTTGTTAAAAGTGGAAGACCTCTACCTGTGTTTATTATTGTTTCTCCTCCCCAATTTTCATTCCATTCATCATGAATATAAAAAGAATAATTTAAAGTGTACTCGCCATCGTTATGCCAATTAATTCCTGAAAACTTATCATATTCATAATAACAACACTTAATATTTGATTGCTTTTGATAGGGAATAAAAGGACATTGTATTATAGTTTTTAAAAAATCTTCAAAGATGGGATCAACTGATTTTATTTTTTCTTTTTCTATAGAACCTAAAACATCAGAAAATTTAACATTTTTCATAGTAATAGTTTTTTGGTTATCTTTATAAAGATCTTTATCCCATTTCAAATGAGAATCTGAAGTAACATTGTAATTAAAATTAACTATTTTTTTAAATAAATCTAAAGGTAAAAAATCATTTACTATTAAAGCACAATCATCAATATTTGCAAATATATACACTATTTAAAAGATTTTTTTTGCCAAAACATAGTTTTATATCTATCTAAAAATTTACTTTGTAAGAGATTAAAAGTTTTGTTGTGTAGTTTTTCCATGTAAAAACCAGACCATGATTTCCAAGGTTCTCTTTTAAACGGTATTACTTGAATCATGGGTTCTCCTTTTTTAATAAGAAATTGTTTATCTCTTTTGTGTAAAATAAAAGGAAAATTAATTAAATTAATGTAAGTGTCTGTATCTACAACTCCTGCAATAATTTCAAATCTAGGTTCTAATCTATTCATAGGTTTAATAAATAAACAACTATATCCTGGTGGTGTTTTGATTAGCCATTTATTGTGAAATTTACCTGCGTTCTCACCTGCTATTTTTTGCCATTTTTCAGGCAACTGTGATTGATTATGAAAACCAAAATCAGATCCTTCACGATTAGCAGGCGTAACACTAAAATCATTTTCAACAGGATCAATTAAATAATCTTGATCAAAAGGTATTATGTAGCCCATTGTTAAAGAATCTAAAAAAGGCATGCATGTTTTAATCGTGCTTTTATGATAATCATTATCTAAAAATCTTTCTAATTTTTTATACTCATCGGGTATAAATCGTGAAGCAGGTTTTGGATGAGGCCATACATCAAGCATACTTTTATTTGTAGCACAAAAAGTAATTTTTTTATTAAACATTATCACCTATTCTTTGTATAAAATTAAAAGACATTGATCTTCTAATTTCCCCTTTTATTTTAGTTTTAAAAGGCATAACACAATGTTGATGCCTAGCTTCAAAAATATAAAAATGACCTACTTCAGGTTCCATCCATGTCATGTTTGTACCATTAACATCTGTAAAACCTAAAAAACCATCTTTATATTTATGAGGGTCTTTAACGTCGTTAACAAATTCTGGTATTTTTAAAAACATGACGCTAGACCATCCAGTGTTATCGTGATGTGTGTGAGGAGGATTGTATTCTCCTTCTTTCATATCATTTATCCAACAACTTAAAATTTCTAAATCTTTACTTCCTTTAAATAGGTTTACATTTTCTAATGTTTCAATGTAATTATTCATACAATCAACTATGTGTTTAGCTATTATTGTTTTACTAATATGATGTGTAAATTCTAATTCAGAATCTAACCTGCCTGCTAATCTTGGACCAAAAGATTTTAATTCTTTTCTATGAGCTTCATACTTAATGTTTAAATCATCAATAGCTTCTAAAGGCATATTGTATCTTTTAACGACTCTTCCAAATACGTTTGTTTGTGCTTTCATTCTTTTTTCTGCTCCTTTCATAACATAAATTTGCTGTCAAGAAAACAATTATAAAAAGATTGCTTGATATATTCCGTACACATGTTTAAATTAGATCTCACCCAAAAATTATAAATCAAGGAGATATTATGGAAAATCAAGAAGTATTGAAGGCTATAGCTACCCTTGCTGATAAGGTGAGTCGTTATCACGAACGTTTATTAGCAGTGGAAAGAGAAAATGAAAGACTACAAAAAGAATTATTAAATCACAAAGAAATTACTCACATACATACAATTCAAGGTAAGCCACATAACTCCGATGCAACTGTTATGGTAACAGGTTTAGATTCTGATTTAGAATGTGAAGCTTGTAGCGCTTAATTAATCAGGAGTTATACCTAACATGTCTGCTAAAGAAGGGGCGAATACTTTTACGTCTCTTCTAATTTTTTCAGCAGTTGTGGATGTTCCTGGATTATCAATATCAGCTTGAGCTTCTGCTTCTGAGTTATACTCAGCACCTGTATCTACATTTGTGAGTGTGGTTTCTGTTTTTACTTTATAATGAGGAATTTTTCTTCCGTCCTCTGTTGTTATATGTCCCAGTAATTCAGCAGGTTCAACTATCGGCATCTTCGTTTCTCCAATTTATATTAAAACTAATAATAACTCTATCATCATTAGAACTATTTGTTTGTACTTCATGTTGTAACCATGAAGGAAAAAAAATCAAGGAATTTTCAACAGGTTCCCATTGTACGCTGTGAGCGAGGTGTATAGAGGCTTTATCTGTTTTTGGGGGTGATAACACCTCTGACTGTGGTTTAGGCTCTAGAAACACAATATTTCCACACTTTTTAGGAGCTTTAAGATAAAATACACCTGATAAATAGTTATATGGATGCGTATGTATATTGTTTCGTGATCCAGGTGGGTTTATCATACCCCACATACCCGTCATTTCAGGAACATAATTATGTTTAACATCTAAATGATTAAAACACTCTTTGGAATATTTAAGAATATCGCCGACCAAAGGACGAAACTTTTTTATATTATATATTTCGTCGTGACTATGCCAACCACCAACATTGGATCGTGGCATACCTTTCTCATCCTTTTCTCGTAGTTGATAGATGCTATCAATAAGATGTTCATGGCCTTTTAATTGTAGTGAAAATACAGGAGTAATAAATAGAGAGTGTAAGTTAATCAGAGTTGTCCTTTCGTGACCTCCATAAAACTTGCTATAATGTGCACCTGATTGGCAGCATTGGCTTGAACTTTAAGAACATCACTTTCTTGCAGAACTAAAGGTTGAGTCAATAA